GCCTGGCCTTGATCCAATTGATGTACGTTATGAACGCAACAGTGATGTGGGCTGGGGCAATAGTTTCTTCTTTGTGAATGATTGGCCGGATAGCCGCAATCTATTGCCTGAGCTGATTCCGCACCCGGATCATACGCTACCTGATGCGCCGCACCCGGAGCATCCTATCGTTATGCCACCCGGTACGGAGCCGCCGCCAATTGTGTTCTATGCTGATGCCGGATATGACGCCGCACGTATGCTGGCAGATCGTATCTTCCTTTATGATCCTGATATTGTCGCCACTATTACAGGCGGTGTTTCGTTTGTTGGCGTGGACTATGTTAGCTGGCCCGCCTACACGGCTGATCTGATGATCGATCTTCATACTGAAGATGAAGTATGGAGTTGGTTTGCGGATGAAGGCTTCACGGTTGATGACAACTATTTCTCCAGCACGGTTCAACTACAGGACTTTGACCGTAGCAACCGGGCTGTAGTTGTATCACAAGCGCTGCGTGACAGAGTGCGCGTTGCCTATGACCCGACGCGTCTGATTGAATTGCGCGAGCGTGCTTGGACGGAAACGACGGTGGACCAGCAGGTCACTAACTTGCTTTAGGAGAGGCACAAAACCATGGAACGTAAAGTTAATATCCAAGATTGGCAGAAGGTCACAGTCGAAGACTTCAACAACTTCGGCCTATTCCCTCGTGCCTCCTTTGATCATATTGTCGGGGATTTGTGTATCCCTGATATGGCCTTCACCGGCTTCACTACTATACAAGATGCGCCAGCAGCTGTGACAGTTGGCAATGGCCGGTTGTTCCATGCCGGCCTTGTCTTCTATAACGATAATGAAGGTGGTACCAATCTTGATCTGCTTTCAGTTCTGCCGGTGGTCACGCGGCGCTATGTGGGTGTGGTTGTGTGGGGCCAAGAGATTGAGACGGATACTGAGCCACGCACATTCTTGACTGATCCGGTAACACGGGCCACGGTTGCACGCGTGGTCTCCACGGAAAACCGGCGCTGGGCAAATATCAGCACAGTGGTTGGCGGTGAAGGTCCGGACCCAACGTGGCCGTCAGTTGCTAGCAATACATTGGCAGTGGCATGGATTCTGCTTGATCCGACCGGCATCGTTTCTATTGAAATGGTGGAAGAGAACCGTGCGCCCAATATCCGCGATCTTGATACCCGGATGGATGAGAATGATGCGTGGCGCACGCGCACAGCTAGCCGCCTTGATACATTGGCCACGGATCTGGCCGCGCTAGCTGCCCGCCTTAATGGCACGGCATCTATGAAGTTCACCTTGAAGATTGCGTCTGATATTGCCCGTGTCAAGGAGACGCTGAACCTTCCGGACAATTACACTGCGTGGGGAGCTGATCATTTCCTCACCAATGATGAGACTGACTATCTGCACGTTGACTATATCGCCAAGATTGAAGAAGGTATTCGCTTTGCTAATGCCGCAGAGCGGGACAGTCAGATCGGCCTGCTCAACCCTATGGATCCGGCTGTCGTCAATCAGGCCAACTTTGTTCTGCCGGTTTATGATCAAGTTGCCCGCCTGGAAGTGCTTGGTAATGATAGTGAGATGTCCATCTCACAATATCAATATCAAACCATTTCATGGGAGCTGTGCGCAAAGACCAGGACGCGCATTCGCTGGGGCACTGCCATGTATGTCTGCATGAATGGCTACTGGTGGTTTGCTCCGAGTGGTCGAGATTGGGGATCATCGCTAAACATAGGTGAGAATATTGGTCATGATGGCGGAGGTGGATACAGTTTCAATAATGATTTGATCTATGATCCTATCCGCAACATCCTCACGCGCGGCGATGAGACATTCCAGATCCTTGACGTTCAAGATAACCCGAACCACACCGTCTTGCGGTTGGTTCAATTTTGGGTTGACGAGATCGTTGATAGCTATTACTGGAGACAGGTCGTCACGATTGAAGGTCTCTCCGGTTCTGTTATTTCGCAGACGTTCCTTAACTCTCAAGGTGGATGGCTAACTTCAGTAGATCTGTTCTTCACCAGAGTATCATCTACAGGAGATGTCCATGTATTGATCTGCGAGACCAATAGCTCTGGATCTCCAAACTACAATAAGACAATTGCACGTAGCACTATCGCTGCAGACTTGTTGCGCTCTCCGCCCAATCATACACGCGTGGGGTTCCTGCCAACTTATCTGGCCAAAGGTCAACGGTATGCTATTGTACTGCAGACGCCCGGCAATCACTTCATCAGCCTTGTTCATAATAATAAGTTTGCTCAAGGCTCGCTCTTCTCGTCAACTGATGGCGCATGGTCAGTTGGTGATCTAGCTAAGGATATGGCCTTCCGCTTAAACTTCGCCAAGTTCCGTAGCAATCGTTGTACTGCTCAACTTCTGTCTCTGGAGTTAAATGGAGGCATAGCGTGCATGGATCTTAACTTTGATTCGACGCGCCCTCCAGGCACAACGATTCTATTTGAAGTTCAAGTCAATGGGGAATGGAAGCCACTAGCCTTCTATCAGGAAGGTAATCCGCTCGTGGCTCTGCCACCGCTTCTGCCATTCCGCGTTACCCTTGTCGGCACAACTGATGAAATGCCGGGTATTGGCGTGGCATCTAATAGCCGCACATTGACGTCAAGGCCACGCTCAGATTTCCGTCACATCTCCACTGCACGGACAATGCCGGTGGCGCAGACAATCAATACGGTGTACTGCGACTTCCGGTTGGAAAGTTGGCGAGGCCCTCCCTACCATACATTCACGCCACGCTTGTTGACCGGTGCCGGCTATACTAGTGTGCGTACGCCATCACTCATTGAGGATGAGCTTGACCCGAACGATCCGACTACATTGGTGCGGCGCTGCACGTGGAACCTAGCAGCGCTTGGCGGTACAGTGATCAACTCTTATAAGATCAGGTCGGAAGGAACAACTGACAATGTGCTCACTACATATCTTGTGGGCGAGCGCGTTGACGTTGGCGTTACAATTTAATGGAGACGTAAATGGCCACCGAGAAATATCCTAATCAGAACGTCAATATCCCTTATCCGCAGGCTGCTGTAGATAGGGCAAGGGCGAGGCTTGCTCCTGGACGTAATGTCCCCACATTTGAAAGCCCAAATGGCAAAGGATCCAGACGCGAGGTGCGCCCGGGTGAATGGCTTGATGATCGCCGGATTGTTATTGGCGGTCCAGCATCGCCATCAAAGGATAGTCCACCGGAACTGCCGGCAGTTCGCGGCACGCCACCGGCTAGCTATGACGTCACCAAGGTTTACAGTATCAAGCTCGGCAAGGGTATAATGTTTGCCGGACGCATGCTATCGCCGGGTAAAGAATATCAAATGACCGGTGAAGCTTGCACAACGGTAAGTAGTGCTGTCATTGATGCCGTTGAACTTGGCTCTATCCCTGCTGATCCTGACTCCCAGCCGAGCGGTTAAATCATCATGGCATTGAAACGTCTCGACGAGGAATTTGACCTCAAGCCTGGTACGCAGCTGCTTCCTTATATGAAGCGGTTGTTGCCCTCGCTTGAGGGTCGCTTTCAATCAATTGAAAGTGATCAAGATACTTATCAGACAGTGCTGGGCGAACTGCGTGAAGTTGGATTGAAGCGTATCAATGAACTGCTTATCCCAGCCACGGAGGCTATCCTAGAAGTTACTAAGCTGGGCTTCTTGATTGCTCCTAGCTCTTCTTCTGTCAAGCTTGAGTTAACTACCAAGACATTCGTCATCAATGCAGGACCGCAGCGTGATACGTTTACACCTAGCCCTTACATAATCATTGAACATGCTAGCGTGGTAGATGATTATGCTATTGCACGTGCCCTTGATTATGATCAAGAGACAGGCATATTGTTAGTGAGCATTACCGCATGGCATGGCAACCCTGGCCCGCATTCTGATTGGATGATCTCATCAACGCCTGGGATGGCCCATTCGACCAAGGCATATCATGATGCCGTGGGCCCAATGTATGATCAAGTCGAAGCTGATACGGCTCAGGTTAGAATATATCGTGATGAGATTATTGCCGCAGCCGAAGCCCTGGAATCAGCGGGCCTTGATGCGCAAAACTTTATCCGGCGTGATGGCATTGTCCCATTCACCGCTCAACAGCTTGGCGTAGCTCCGGCAGCGGGTGCAAATGACGCGACATTAGTGACAGCCGCTTGGACACGCGCACGCGCGCAAGAGTATGCCGGCCAGGCTATGCAGCGCACTGGCGATACGATGACTGGCTACTTAACGCTGGTTGGTGCGCCACAAAACCCATTGCATGCTGCGACTAAGGCTTATGTTGATGCTATCATAGGCGCTGGCGGCACGATGAATAATACGCTTACCATTCGTACATCCAATCCATCATTGCGCCTCTATTCGACCGGCACGCAGCAGAACCGGATGATTGAGGCGCTCGGATCTAATGGCACTGCACGTTGGATCCTGGCATTAGCTGACGGTGGGCTTGAGAGTGGCGGTAATGCTGGGTCAGATTTTGCCTTGTACCGTTATACTGATACAGGCGCTTGGCTGGGCACTGCGCTCTCCATCAATCGAGCCACTGCCGGTGCTTCATTTGCCGGAACACTCTATACTGGCGGCAAGTTAACCGTTGGTGCTGGCGGTGCAGGCATTAACGGTAACATAGATAATGCCGGTGACTTCTGGACCTACCGTGCCGACAATACTGGCGTGATGTGGATGGGCAACCAGCGCTCTGCACGCATCTACTGGAACGGCGGAACGTGGGACTTCAATGTTGGTGGTATCTCCTGCGGCGGCGGTCCGCTCACCGGTGGCCATCTTAATTGCTATTCTATCTATACGCAGGGGCATGCTATCACAACATGGGGCTTGACGTCTCATGGTACTGTGACCATCAATGGTCAGCTTAATACGTCAAGCAATATCAGAATTGGCGGTGGCCTAAGCTACAGTGAGATCGATTTCTATGATAATGATTGGGGCTCGATGTGGATCCATCATCAGAACGATCTCATCGGATTCCTCAATAATGGCCGTGGGTGGTGCTTCCACGTTACCAATGCCGGCCATATATGGGCTGGACAGTATGGCTGGATGCATGACTATGTAAATGGACAGGCGAACGCTTATGCATGGGCTGCGGCTAACTCGCGCTGGAATGACGCGGTCAATTCATTCGCCACGCACGGCACGGCCAATAATCATCAGGATCAACTCAACCAGCATTGGTGGCGCATGGATTCCATGCAAGGCCAAATCAATGGCGTGGTTGGCGCAATAACATCAACGCGGCTGGCCCATGCTGGCGATCCAAGTTCAGGTGGCGGTGGCCTATCAGTATGGGAGCCCTATGGTGGTTCGGTTGTTACCGGCTGGGGCTTCTACAATAACATCGTTTGGTATTTCCGCTGCCGCTATCTGCAAGTGGCAATCGGTGGTAACTGGTACACGACAGGATACACCTAATGAACATTAAGGATCACGGTGACTGGGAACGCTATGTGCCCAAAGAGAACCCATTCGCGCATATCAACACGCACAATATTCTGTTTTGCCAACGCAAAACAGATCAACGAGATTGGTATGAATATCAGAAATCCGAATTGCGTGGTAAAGATACCATCAAGGCTACCTTGCTGAAGTTGGATGATGAATGGACCGTGCAAACGACTGCACGCGACCCTTCCTTCCTTTTCCCTGCAGGGCATAAATTGATTGAGCTGGATGAGCCATTACAGATAGATCATGAGACGCTGCGCGGTATGCGCGCGGATTTGAGCAAGCAGGCTTTGCTCCCCAAACTGCCATGGCCAGTAACGCGCACCGCCTTTCTGACTGCGCTGAATGAAGCAGGGATGCTCGAGAAATGGGAATCAATGCTGAGTCATGCTAATGCACAGACCAAGCTAGCCTTGTCTGCCGAGCGGCCATTCATGTTCAATGATAGGCATCTGCGCAGTATTACAAACAGGCTTAATATTGACGATGCAAAGCTCGAGGAACTCTTCGATGAAGCAAGGAAACAATAACCATGGCTGATGTAGCCTTCTTTGAGGGACGGCAAACAACTCCGATCCCGGCAGCGCACGAGGTCTATCCCTCCAGCCCGCTCCGCATGACCACCATGCAGATGGAATGCAACCCTGTAGGGCAGGTTGTCGTCACCCCAATAATTCAAGATCAACTTGTTGGGGATTATATTCGAGAGTTGCGTATCTTCTCTCAACCTGTCACCGGTGCAGAACCGGTGTTACTTCTGGCAGTGCGCCTCCACGCATTGACAGTGAAGGCGCTAGAAATTCAAACGCCACCAAGCCAGTTCTAAACAAGGAGAGCTACCATGGCTGATCCGACCTTTGGTATTAGTATTCGACGCGTTGATGAAGGCGCGCGGCCAGTCATGGCTGCGGACCTTTCCACCATCGGCATTATTGGGCCGGCACCGCTTGCTGATCCAGCGGCATTCCCGCTCAATACACCAGTGTTCCTCAACTCCAATGACACCAAGACTACTCGGAAACTCGGCGAGGCAGGCTATTTGTCCGATGCCGTGAGAGGTGTGAATGACCAGTTGGGGGAAACTCAGTTTGCTGCCCGGATCGTGATTGTACGGACGGCGGAAGGAGTGGATCCTGATCCGGCAATCAAGCTGCAGAAGACAATCTCCAATATTGCCGGTGATAGCCTTAATGGCACCGGCATGTGGGCATTCCTCAAGTCTTCTTCTAAACTCGGCTTCACGCCGCGCATTCTGACTGCACCGGGCTATACGTCACAGATGGCCAATGGTGTGGGTGCTATTCAGCGCACACTGCCTGGTGTCGGCTATGTACCGGACCATCTGTATCCGGTTGAGTTTACCGGTGGCGGGCCTAATGCAGTGCAAGCGGAAGGCCATGCCTATGGAGCCAGCGATGGTACGCTCGGAGCCATTGAGCTTGATCTTCCGGGCGCATGGTACACTACTGCACCGACAATTACGGCTCCGCCTCCCGGCAATGAAGTCACCGCCGCCACCGTTGCCTTTGGCGGTCTCGGCTATCAGGTTGGTGAGCAGTTGATGCTGCCCAACCAGATCATTCTGCAGGTGGCCACTGTCGGTACCAACTTTGAAGTGCTGACCGCTACTGTGCTCAATAAAGGCTTCATGGTCGGCACGGAAGTCCCCGGCGATCTGCCTGTGGCAGTAATCTCCACCACTGGTAATGGCACCGGTGCTGAGTTTGATCTGACATGGGAAGAGACCGGCACGACTGCTACCTATACTGCCGATCTCGTGATTGGCGCCAACCCGGTGGTTGCCGGCGCAACGGCAATCTGCAATCAGCTCATGGGCCATATGATTGTTGAGTCAGCCGGATCGTCAATGCAGAACGATATCGACTGGCGTGAGACAATGCAGAGCCAGCGGCTAATCCCGTTGTCGGGCGGCTGTCGCGTCATGGATCCGGCTACATCATATATCCTGATCCGCCCACTGGCTCCGCGTATGGCTGGTGTCATGGTGCGGCGCGACCATGAGACGGGTGCGCCATTCCACAGCGCAGCCAACCAGCCAATCCAAGGCATTATCTCGCCCAATCGCGAGATTGGCTTCAACCTCACTGATTCGGCCAACGAGGCACAGGAGCTGCTGGCCTTTAATATTGGCGTGCTGATCCGTGGTGAAGTTGGCGATGACTTTGCCATTGCTTCCGGCGGCTTTGTCTTGATCTCCACGGACAATGCCGGCGAAGATCCTATCTGGCAGATGTACAATGTGATGCGTGGGCGCGACTTCATCCACCTTGGTTTGCTGCGCTCCCTGCGTTACTTCCTTGGCCGTTATAATATCATCGGCCATACGGTACAGGCCATCCTCAATACCATGCGGTTCTTCTTGCGTGATCTGCATGCTGACCAGCACATTCTTGGCTATTCGGTCAACTTCCGTACTGAAGGCAATACACCGGAGCAGATCCGCCTCGGTAAGCTGACAGTCGGGTTCAAGGCTGAAGAGCCGCCTGTGCTCAAGCACATCACCATTGAGTCATCCCGCTATCGTGAAGCGATTGACGCAATGGTTGGTGATCTCGCCAGCCAGCTTAATCTTGCGACGGTGTAAGCTGCCGCGAGCATGGAGAGTAGCACGAATTGACGTGTTGTGAACTGGCAGGGGCGACTGACAGCGCCCGCTCTCCCTCTATTCCCGAAGCAATGAAAGGAAGACCCACATGACCGCTACTGTCTACACGATGGAGAGTGCTAACCTTATTTGCGGCGACGTGACGCCAAATGAAATGGGTTCGGCACCCGGCATCAGCACACACCTTGTGCTGCAGGAACTGAAGTTGCCTGGTCTGGAAGAGAACTATGTCGATCACACTCCGGCAGGCGCACCGTTGGCTATTGAAATCCCCACGCACATGAACAAGCTTGAAGCCACCTTCAATCTTGCTGGCTGGGATCCTGGCGTGATGGTCTTTGTCGGGCAGAACACTCGAGCATATCAGCGCTTCACTGCGTATGGTTTGATCCGTGACCGGCGCAGCAGCCAAGCCCTGCAGGCCACGGCCATTATTGAAGGCCGCATGGGCCGCGTCAATCCGACCGCCTTCCGCAAGGGTGATTTGATGGCGCATGAGTACAGCCTACGCTCCATCGTTCATTATGAACTGTGGATGCAGATTTCCCCGGAATCAACGCCGACGGAGATCTACTTCTGGGATTTCTTCACCTCTGTCCGGCGCATCGGCCAGGAGGATCTAAATGACGACATGATCCGTATCCTGGCTATTCCGGGTGTTGCGGTATGACCGTTGGCGAACTAAAGGCAATCCTGGAAAAACTAGATCAGGATAAACGTGTGGTGGTGACCGACGCCGATGGTGCCGGTTCCGCCGATGATATTGAGTTTGTGGACCAACGCGTGAGCAGAGGAGAGAATGTGATCTCTATTTGGTACCACAAATGATCACAAGCAATAAGAGTGGCGGACGGTCTGTTGAGCTCTTCATTCCTTTTGAGTTTCAAGGCCGCAAGATAGAGGCCATTACCTTCGGTCCATTCAGGCTTGGTCATGTGCTTGGATGGAACGAAGGGAAATGGAAGAGCATGATGGAGCTCATGGCCGAGTTGTCTGGCCTAGAAGAGAATGTATTGCGAGAGCTCCGCTACCCGGATGCCGAT